TATTTTTCAATTTTCTTCTCCTCTTTATGAGATTGTCCGAGATCGCTGTAAGCTGCGACAACTGTAATGGCAACGGCCATAGCAATCCATGGCAGAGCAGCTTCTATAAAATCATGTATATTTCCGATCATGTCGTTTCCTCCTTTGCTATGTAAAGTTTGCTTTACTTCTGCTGTGGCTATAGTATAGCACGCTTTACATTTTTTGTCAAGCCCACTTTATATAAATTTATCTTTTAATCAAATAAGCTATAAAAAATACGCACCACTGAGGTGCGAAAAGTCTCTGAAATGAAAGAAAGAGGCGTTCATAGAACGTCTCTCAAAAGAAATAAAACATATTAGATCAAAGTATAGATGAAGAATGGATTATATCGGAATGACAGAAAAATAACGACCTTCATTGACACCCTCTCAAAAAGCCAATCAAGGTCGCTACCCTTCAATAGCAATTGCGCACCCTCTATACGCAAATGCCTCTCGGCGGGCACGATTCCGAAGTGCCGTATGTGAGCCTGCTGGATCATGGCTTGTGACCAGCGTATGAAGCAACTGAAAACTGCTTTAGGCGATCAAACATATTATAGGCATTAATGTTCAATAACAGTTTATACTCGTTAGATGTTTGCTGAGAATGATTAGTACGATCTCATTTCGGTGGAGTTAAACCGAATTCGCAGGACAGCAGCATACTTGCCGATTTGTTACAGGACACAAAAATGTATCGTAAGTAATTGCGGATCAGAAGCCGATTTTTCGTCGTTTTCCGCATCCGACAATTGTATTATAAGACAACTTGGGGAAAGTTTCAATAAACAATATTGCTTATAATTATCACTATCTTGCTCTAATTTGTTTAAAATAAAATGTTAACTCTTTGTTAATAATCTAAAAGATAATCGCTCAAAAAACGGTTTACACATAGTTGAAAACCAAACTATCAAATTTTGTGGCGAAAATGTCAAAGTCGATTTTTGACCGAAAATCTGCAAAAAAATATGTGCGGACAATTACGTGATAAAATTAGCAGAATGGATAATATGATATAAAAAATACTATCTGTAAAACTCGGATAGGGTTGATTAAATCAGATACAAAAATCTTCAGTCTGATAAAATCGGGCAAAAATGATATTTTTTTCTTATTTAACAAAATATTTTGCGGTTTGCTAATATTAAAGAAATTAATTAATGCTCTTTCTGACACTGTGAAAAAATGTTGATCGCTGATGGCATTTTGACGATTTGCTTTAATGTACGAAAGCAAAAAAGGCGATCACTAAGCCGTGAATATATTGACTTTGCGATATTTATATTGTATAATAGCTTTATAATAAATATATGGAGGTGTTCACTTTGAACATTAAAAATCTGACAAATAACAATCGTATGATCACAGCTTCCCTCGGCAACTTCAGCGTACTCGAATACGGCGCAGACCTCAGCTTATCTCCTGCTTCTGCTCAGACAGGCTTCTTCATGAGCAAAATGGGAGTTCGCCGCAGACAGGTCCTTATCAATATGGACGGCAAAAACTCTGCTGTTCTTCAGGCAGGCGCTATGCAGTGGATGCTGGGCAATATCGAACTTTCCACTAACGTAAAGGGTGTAGGCGACTTTATGGGCAAAATGTTCAAAGGCGCTGTTACTAAGGAATCCGCTGTAAAGCCTGAGTACAGAGGTGTGGGCACTCTCGCTCTTGAGCCTACATATAAGTATATCATCCTTCAGGATGTTGCACAGTGGGGCCAGGGTATGGTGATCGAGGACGGTATGTTCCTTGCCTGTGACGGTACTGTAAACCATAATATCGTTTCAAGAAGAAATGTTTCGTCAGCTGTTCTCGGCGGCGAGGGACTCTTCAACCTTTCACTCAGCGGAAACGGTGTAGCTGCACTGGAGAGCAACGTTCCTATGGCTGAGCTTGTTGAGATCGAGCTGAATAACGAGACTCTCAAGATCGACGGACCTCTCGCTCTGTGCTGGTCGGCTAATCTGGAATTCACAGTTGAAAAGTCAACAAGGAGCCTTATCGGTTCAGCAGTCAGCGGTGAAGGCTTTGTAAACGTTTACAGAGGTACAGGAAAGGTACTCATGAGCCCTGTTGCTCCTACAAAGTCTCTGTTCTCGGCTACAAATTCAATTGCTCCAAGACCATAACGATTTACGGATATAGCAAAAGGTGCGGTAAAAAATACCGCACCTTTTTTTGGGGTTATAATTACATGGAAATTAAGATAAAATCAGATTGAAAATGAATTATACAAATTCGTCGAAATTCTGACGAACACCTGCATCGATAGAGCAGATGAGATCTACGTCTTGTGTGTTTACACGGCCGTCGTTGTTTATGTCTCCGGCTCTGCGGACTCTTGTTAAATTCTCTTCGTCATTGTAGAAGAGTCTGTATCCCTTATTGTTATTCAGGCACTGGCTGAGCATAAGTGCATCGTTAAGTTTTACTTTGCCGTCGTTATTGATGTCGCCTATGAGAACAGCTGAGAAGGTGTTGTATCCGTCATTGGAATAAACTCTGTATGTTCCTGAAGGATTGTAATTTTTAAGTTTTTTGTAGTAATCCTGGAGGTCTGCGAAGTTTCCGATCTGGCCTGCATCCCATGCCTGAACAAGGTATACATCATAACTGTCGATGCTTCCGTTTCCGTCAACATCTGCTGCATAGTAGCATATCGGCTTATTTTTGTTCTGGATATGCTGTGAGATGCATAATGCATCTGCAAGGGTGATCTTGTTATCTAAGTTTGCATCACCTACGAGATATGTTGAATGGAAGTTGCTTCTGTATGTTCTTTCTACCCATACCTCTCTGTAATAGTTTCTTCCATCAAGATAATCTGTGGAATGAGGCTTTGCAGCGTTAGCGGTAACACCATTTATCATTGGTACTGCACACATAATAGCTGCAGAAATTGTTGCTGTCACTTTCTTCATTATTTTTTTCATTGTTTGAATTTCCTTTCACTTTTTACGTTTTTGTTGTTCGTTTTTATTTTTTGTGTAGAAGATTGGCCAATTTCTGTTGTTAATTATAACATAAAATTATCCAAATTGTAGAGTTGTTAACCTCGGTTAACGTAATATGTTTTATCAATAATAGCATAAAAATATATTATACAGCTTAAATGTGTTGCTATAGCTTGATAAATCAGCATTTCAAATGAAATAAATGAGATTACATATAAATATAATAATTTTAAATAGCGGTAATATGATTTTCCTATATTTCAAGGAATTTCAAGTATAATTGCTGTTCGTTCGTGAAAATGCAATTATAATAAAATCAAATAAGTAATTATATTTTCTTCCTCTCATTTTGATTTTTGTATACCGTGATGCTATCTGCGTCCTCTCTGCGTATGGCTATGACCGCTCCGCATATCAGGTAAGCGGCGATCCCGCCATAAGGCCCTTTGTGCAGACATACCACACTTCCGCCTTCTATGAGTCCAAGAGAACGCAGACGGTCACGCATATCCCTTTCTGCGGATATACTTCCGACAATGCCCTTTTCGCCCTCGCTGAGAGAGCTTAATGTGACTTCGTTATGCATTGTAGTTTCCTCCCTCTGCATTGTATGCAAAGGTCATTCTTTCGGGAACTTGTCAGAATAAACTCCTGTTCGTGTGATTATGCCCTTGCTGCTGCCGTTTATCTCAACAAAGCTGATACGTCCCACAGGCTGACCGTCGATATAAAGCCTGTCCCATAGGTCCTCGCCGTTGTAGTCGCTGTAGACTATATACCTGCTTTTCATAGCACGGCAGTCCATTTTGTCCCTGTACTCCAGCGCCTGCTGAGGAGAATAGAGAAAACGCATATCCAGCTCTGCATAGGTATGTCTCACCAGTTTGTAGCTGAGAGTATCGGCATCCTCAAGGTCGTAGTGTCCGTATTCGCCGTTGATATCCGCCATGTGATAATTGCTTCCCAGCTTTCGGCGGTCGGCAGTAATTCCCGAGAAAAGGCATTTGCTTTCGGTGAATCTGTGTTCAACGGGAAGCAGAAACGGTGTTATCATGACCGTATTTGTCCCACGAATATAGGGATAAGTGCCCGCAAGCTTATAGGAAAGCGAAGCTACTGCGTCCCACATAGCGGTATTCTGCTTTACGTAGATGTAGTTGCTTGTGTCTGCGTTATTCTCATGCTCAACATAGGGGAGAGTGCAGAAGCTGTCCATGAGGCTGTTGAGGGAAACTCCCATTTTCAGCCCCGGCTCTATCTGATTGCGGCATAGCTGTGAGGTGAATCCGCTTGATGTGAGATATACTTTTTGTACCTTTCCGCTTTTGCGCAGGTCAAGGGTCTCAATACAGCCGTGATGAATAAGGCTGCCGTTTACGTAAAGTTTAGCTTCAGCATATTCATCGGTATCTGCGATATCGGCAATAAAAGCCGCAGACAGCTTTGTGTAGGGGAGATAAGCATCCTTTCTGAATGAGAATGAGAGTATATCTGCGGCTGTTGATGTGCTCAGGTCACGTCTGACAAGGATAAGCTGTGTCATTCCTGTATCACCTCTGCTTCGCTGTAAGTGATAAGTGTAAGGGAGACCTCCATCCAGTCACGGCAGCTGTCGGTAAGTTCGTATTTCTGCAATATGCAGCCTGTGAAGCGTATCCCTCTGTACGTGATAGTGTAGGCCTGACCGCCTGACATGGGTGAACTTATATCGGTAAGGAAGCGCAGGGGATGGGTCTCATCGTATATCCTGCCTGAGAAAACGAGCCTTGCCGCTCTCAGTCCCGATGAGGTAATAACGCTTTCGCCGTCTACAGTAGTTTCTTCGTTTACGGCTCTGACAGCGGAGACTCTGAAGCTGTCGCAGTATACCGTACATCCTCCCACTGTAACAGGCATTGCTTCACGGGAAGTAATTTCAGTTACGGTGCTCATACTGTGCTCCTCTCCATTTTGCTCATGCCCGTTGCTTCAAACTTTACTGTCATGACAAGGCGCTGGATGTTGCTGTCGTATCTGACAGCCATTTTTCTTACAGTGCAGTTCATATCCGCCATATCCATAATGACAGGCTCGATATTGTCGCAGTAGTAGTTGTAAAGTTCGACCATTGACATATCTCTCTTTGCGGTGGTATTTACTTCTATTTCCGTTTTGAAAGGAAGATATACCGTGAACTGCGAATATATGGGCGGAGCAGTCTCGAAAGCGCCTATGCCCACAACAGTGAATAAATCTCCCTTTTTCTCAACGGGATAAGCGTCGAATGCGCTGTAAACATTCTCAACTTCCTTTTCTGTGAATTTGCTTACAATGCTGTCAAGGATATCTTTAAGCATGAGTTATACCTCCTCTCCCTTTCCGAAAGCCATGAATACGAAATCTGTTGTGATGATAAGGTCATTGCAGAGGCCGAGATAGTCCCTGAACATCTTTTCGGCATAGTTAAGGGAAATATCATGTTCCGCCTTTGACATTTTTCCTGCAAATGTTATCTCGGACCTGTCCTGGGCGCAGAGTATCTGACGGTATCTGTAATTGGCAAGAGCAGCACTGAGATAGCAAAGCCTTATATCTGTGTGGTCGGCATCGGGCTTGAGCATTCTTTCGACTTCCTGCACAGACATTTCGATGACAGGATCGTATTCCGGGGAAGTACGGCAGTCGAATCCCGAAAAAAGCCTGAACAGCAGTTTAACAGTGGTGATATTCATAAATTCCTCCTATCTCATTGAAAAGCCCGAAGCTTCGTCGTTTGCGGTATCGCAGGCAAGCTGTATCTCAACTCCGCCCCTGCACCTTGCCTCCAAGCTTTTCTTGAAAGCGATAAGCTGAGATGTGGACATATTCTTAGCCGAAAGGGAAGCCATATCAGCTGCGTCACGGCCGGCTGCGAAGTATGCACATCTGCGTATGTCACGGCGGAGTTCATCGTCAGCCGCCATGATATCGGCTTCATGGGCTGAGTAAACTCTCTCGCTGTCGGTGAAGCGCTTGGTGACACCTGCGTTTACCTGAGCGGGGACAGCTACGAAGCTCCATTCATAGGCATCGGTGATATCGTCAAGAATGGTGTGGCAAACCTTGCCGCTGTAGGTGATACCCTTTCTGTGAGAGCAGTTATCGGCATCACAGCCGCATACCGAGCAGATACGCTTTGCCGCCGAGCAGGAAATGCTGACTTCTTTCTTGATACCGCCGTCTATTTCGGCTATGAGGTTCTTGTTATCGTCGGTGCGTACCATGTAGGCTTCAGCCTTCAGATACTTGTAGGGGCGGCCGTCGGAAGTGGTCTTGGTGTCGTCGGTCACTACCTCAGTGCCGAAGATACGTGCATTCTGATTGGCTGAGCTTGGGTCGTGGTCGAAAATGCCCGTCCTGCCGATGAAGCTTTCACTGAGGGTAACAAGTGCGTTATCGGAAAAGCGTTCAAGGTCACGGTCTATTTCGTTGTCGCAGAGTATCACCGAGAAGGTATAGACTTCGTCTTTGGTGAGCGGTCTGCGGGTGAATTTGTTTATCTTGTCAAGGGTTTCCTGTGTCATGTAAAGACCTCCTTTTTAATAAAAAGAATGCGGCGAAGCAATGTTTACGGTAATTATCTCGTCGATCAAGCCGAGGGGAATGATTGTCAACCGTCCGTGTGACATTGCTTCGCCGTCACACTACCTTTTAGGAGAGGCTCTGCCTCTCCCCGTACCCCTCTCCGCAAGGGAGATAACATCCCCCTTGACCCCGGAATGTGCGGCTTCTCCGCTTTTTTATTTTAGCTTCCGATAGTAAGCACCTTTACAGCGTCCGCTGCGATCTTCTTGAAGCCGCAGGTTATGGATACCGTGATCTGATCCAGCTGACGGTCGATAAGCTTGTCTGTCTCCATAACAAGGTCTGTGCTTGTGATGAATTCAAGTGCGAATCTGCGGTCGATACCGATGATGGTATTGCTGTCAGCCGCCGCAGACTTGATAAGTTCCGCACCGAACGGGAGAATAAGCTTGCCCTCGGAATAAGAACAGGTCTCGGCGATCTGATCCATAGCTGCGATCTTAGCCGCAAGATCAGGGGGAGCGATAACTGTTGTCATGTCGAAGCAGTCGAATTCACCGTAAAGTTCGGCAAGCTTTGCATAGGTGAGTTCATTTCCCGAGATGGAAGCCGCACCTGTTTTAAGCACGGTGAAAGCCTCCTTAGCCACGGATACAGCCAGCTTTACACCGATACTTCTCAGCATAACGCCGAACACATCAAGTCTCTGCTGACGTACCGCCTCATATGAAGCGCTGATAAGTCTGCCGTACTTGCCAAGCGTGATACCGACAGTATCCTCTGTGACTGTAGCCGCAGGAAGTTCAACGCCCTGATCGGTAGTCGTGTATTCATCGTCATCGTCAAGGACACAGCCCAGATACTTGCTGCTGCAATTGATAGTCTTAGCGGCGCAAACTGATGAGATGACAGTTTCGTCAAAGCCCTTGCGGATGCATCTTGTTACGAATTCGGGGAAGAGAACGGCTGTCTCGGTAGATGAGAAGAACTTCTCCACACGGTCGCAGTCCTGACCGCTTACACGGATGTTGAAGCGCTTGAGCTGTCTCTCGAATGCGTCAAGCTTTTCGAGGGGAGTTCCGCAGTATGCGGATGATGGATCAAGTTCCTCAAGTGCGGCAGTGAATGACTTGCCGCTGAGATTGTACATACCCTTTTCAAGTCTGATATCGTTATACATAAGTTTACCTCCAATTATTCTCAGACAGATCATCTGTCCATATTATTTTCAGATTTCTCAATGGGCGACGGAATGTCGCTCCTGCATTTCTAATTACTGCTTTCTGTTTTCTGATTTCTAAGCTCTATCTCATGAGCCTGAGCATTTTTCAGACGAGCCTCTGCAAGAGCAGATTCGTCCTGAAGATTGATGTTGTCCCACTCTACATGACAGGTACATTCCGCACCCACCGAGCAGAGATAGGCATTGCCGATGTCGCAAATGACAGGTGTGAGCAGACGGCGGTAATATTCCAGCTCGGAAGTGAGGATATCCGCCTGCTGAGCCGACATTCTCTCTGTACTGCTCCAGCTGAGCCCAAGCAGGAAAGGCGGTATAGAAAGCTTTGCCACCAGCTGTTCAAGAAGCTGACGAACGGGCACATTGGTGTCGAAAAGCTGATTTTCAGCGCCTATTACCTTGATATCCACATCGCCTACAGCCACGAAGTCCTTGACCTGACCGTACTTAGCCGAGTTCATTCCGTCAGCCCATTCTCTTGCTATCTGCTGAGCCCTTTCACGGGTATAGACCATATCTCCTGTGTCGCCTGTCGGCTTGTAGGTCACAGCGTATCTTACATTGCCTGCACGGTCAAAGTTCTGACCGATACATTCGTATATCCTGAGGAGAATGCTGCTGAGTGCAGGAAGTCCACGGAGGACTGAATGTCCGCCCGTAAGTGAAGCGTAGAGTATATTTTCGGGGCGCTCCAGAGTTTTTGACGTACCGTCGGGGAGTATCAGTGAATAGCGCCTTGCAAAGGGATCGTTTCCGCTTGTAATGCGCAGCCTTGAAACATCGCCTTCCCACAGACCTGCGATCTTCTGTTCTTCGGGATCAGCGGCTATCTCTCCCACAGCACTGCCGTAAGTGAGAAGGCTGTCGAGGAAGTTATCCACGAAAGTGCCGATTGAGCGCCCTGATATACCGACAGGAACATTTTCAAGGAAGCGGTCAAGGTCATCCTGATAAGCCTCATCGGAGCATACAACTCTGAAACCGCCTGTCAGACGGATTATCTTCATTACAGCCGCATCTATGATAGGAACGGCGAAACGAAGCCTGTCGTAAAGCTCCTTTTCATACGGCTCGACAGCGGCAGGGAGCAGATTTTCTCCGCACTGACTGCGCTGTGCCGATATTAGCTGAGGAGTTACAGCTTTGTCTTTTTTCTTTCTGAACAGCACATTTTCCCTCCTTTCATCTTGATACGGAGAGAGCGAAGAAGCCGCCGTCTCCGTCATTTTTCAGCATATCCGCCACAAAGTAGCGCATATCGTCCATGGCATGGTCGTTTTCCTTTATGGGAGCGTCCGTGCCTGTTTTTTCGTTCCAGCTGTAAAGATGGAACTCACGTATGATGTCCCTGCATGACTCATGGAATCTCAGCCTGTTTTCGCTGAGGGCAGAGCTCACGTTTCTTATTCCCGTGATAACGTCGTTGTCAGCCTTTACCACTCTGAATCTTCCGTGTCTGCGGATACACTCGATGAAGCTTGCAGCAGAGGGATCGACAATGACCCTGCTTATCTCCCTGCCGCCTGCAAGCCTTTCCAGAGCGGCGTAATGCTCTTCATCCGTCCGTGAAACTCCTTCCCTCTTTGATGAGTAGTAGTACTCGCTTAGCCTGTACCATACTCCGCCGCTGAGTCCCCATAAGCCGAAGGAACTCGGGTTGACGGTGCCGTAATCGCAGGAGATGACAAATCTTTCACATTCCACATCTCCGCTGTATACGTGCTTTTTCTCGCTGAACATGGGATATACCACGCCTTGTGAAGCAGTCCATTTCCCCAGCACGAAGCGGTCGTAGAATGCTCCTGAGTAAAGCCTTTGGTAGCGTTGTTTCAGTGCATCCGACAGTGAAGGATTGTCGTCCATAGTGAAATGGATGTAGAGAGCGTGTTTCTCCTCTGCCTTCTTTATCCACTCGGTGTAGAACCAGTGAGCGGGATTGTCGGGGTTGCAGTTGAACCACATTTTCGAGCCGCTGACCGAGCATCGTGCCAGAGCCTGTTCAACGAATGAGCGTGGCATAAGTGCGGCTTCATCGAGGAAAACTCCCGAGAGAGTCATGCC